CCCATAGGTCTCGGTTAGTGGGGGTTACAAAGATTAATGAACTGTTACATTCCTTAATCTTTTGATGTATTTATCATAGCACGAGGTTTCAGGAGTGTCAACCCGCTAAATAAGAATAGAACCATAAGAGTCTCTAATGTCTAAGTCGCCCAACAAGAAGGGTAATAAAGGACCTTCAAAACAAAATCAAGGTAATGCGACTGCGAAAAAAGCAAAGAACGGTGGGAAGAAGAAGTGATATATGCCAAGAGAATGGAATACTCCAAAGCGTGAGCCTTGGAACGCTCCCATCCATAATATATTAAAAGCAATAGACAATCACACTCAAGAGTATTTCAAGAGTGGTGATATGTGGCATCTACAAAAAGCAGACCAACTCAGGCAATATTTGCACGAGTTGAAAACTTGGATACACAAACAGGAGGGAAGATAATGGCATCTACTCTAAACAAACTTATCTTTATCATATGTTTCTCAGTGATTGCTTTTGTTGGAATTGGTTTTATAAACTGTAACTTCATAACTCCATCCTCTCCTACCTGTAAAGAATCGGAAAGAAGAGGATATGAGACCCTTCTTACTGTGCTCACTACAATCATCGCATTACGAACAAAGATAGATGATTGATATGAAGAACATTAGTGCATTCACAGTAGTCAGATTAGTAATCCTCGCATGGTCTGCAGCATTACTGACATTTGGTTACATGGATTACCTAAAGAAAATGGATGCTACTTTCATAGCATCCATCTTTACATCTACTTTAGCAACCTTTGGTGTTGATGCTGCTAATAAGAAATCACAATCCAGCCTTAATAAATCTGTAGACTGTGATAACTGCGGATCCAAGAGTAGCAAAGAGAGCACCCAAACTACTGAAGAATCCTGATACCTTTTCTTCTAAAGGTTTTTTCTCCATGTGGAATAAATCTCTATTTTCATAGACCCACTTCCACATAGGTACTCTCATATCTTCTGGAACTAGTGGATCAATCCAAGAACTTATTTCATTTTCCCTATCATTCACAAGTATACCTTTACTGTTGTAAGAACGAATTCTTTGAATGTTATATTCTCCAGTATAATCTACGCGCTTATTAGCGATCTCATCAGCAACCCAGAAATCTACATCCGCTTGTATTCTTTCCCAATGAGTTTTCATAAAAGTAATATCTAACTCAACATCACCATTCTCTGCTCTATAGGGATGCGATACACCATTCACACAAACTTCTAGTTTCCCAGGATGTAGTTTACTTTTAGTGGGAAATTCTTGACACAACAATGGTTTAGGAATCATCCAAGATGTTCTTGTCATAACAAAGTAAGGGATACCAATAGCAAATGTTACTATTGTTCCTATAGTAAGTATTCTTTTTCTATGCCCATTGATTAAAGATTGGGCAGCTTCGCCAAGGTCTTTTGTTTTAGCAGCATGGATTACCAAAAGATTACGAAATGATTGTAGTCTTCTACGAAATCCAGAATCATATTCTGATTCTTCAGCAACAAGTATCATCTTATCCAGCTTCTGTAACAAGACCACATGATCTGTGTTATTACATTGCTCGGCGGGCATTTATTTGGCGTGAGACGATAGTACTATTTATAGATTGTAACAAATTATGAAGACCAAAGTTTACCTTCTGCAACTCTTCTTCTTAACAATCCCGCTTCAACTTTACTCCCAGGATTACGATATAACTTCAAGGTTTCTGGGATTGCTTTCCAATTCTTTTGACTAAGATTACTCGTAATAGTGTTGAAGCCGCTACTACCGTAGAAGCTAGCACCGAGATTATAAGCAAAAGATAAAAGTGCTCCTCGTTGATTGTCATTCATCTCACTCCAATAAGGTATTTTTTGAAGGGCAGGGAGAAACTCTCTTCTTAGTTGGAAATATAAAAGGTCATCTGCTTCATCCTGAGTGATTGTATTTCCAATCATAAAACGAGAACCATCTTTTCTACGGGTGCTTCCCCATCCAATTGTGATAGGAAGTCCACCAGTATGAGGGTCATAATATGCCTTTAACTTACAACCCTCAAACTCCTTAATCAAATCAACACCAGGTTCAGGAAGTCCCTCAAGTGTTGGTTCTATTTTTTCATCACGAAATCTTCGTGCAAACTCATCAAGAATTTCTTTATGAACTGTTGCTTGAAGAAAGTTCCAAGCATCTATTTGATGTGGAAGTCTCTTATCATATTGAACCGCATCATTAAATTTAATTGTCATGAGAATATTCTACCCCAACCATCATTACCAGCAGGGCACCATCTACGAGCAAGTTCCCCTCTTTTATAAACTGCACCCTTACCATTATTTACGGATCCAGTATATCCATCGTTTAATGATCCATAAGGATCATTAACAACATAGTCTCCTGTTGGGGTTTTACCAATTACTACAACCATGTGCCCGCCAGTAGGAGCAGATAGAGAACCCCTGTGTAAGATACCAATAACAACAGGTCTATTGTTGGATAACTCACGATCAAGATCAGAAAAAGTGAGGCTGTAACTAAAGTGTGACTGAATACCATAAGACGCCAGAACACGGGTTTGAACCATGTGATCAGTTGAATCACCGATTGAGAACACTTTTTGAACATAAGCGTCATCGCCCTTTGCTCCCTTTAATGTGCCTGGTTTAAAATACTCTAATACCATAGCACAAGCAGAGGAATTACAGGTACGATGAGCATCCCTATAATTATCTGTTTGTGGAAAAAATGGAACCTCAAGAATTGATGACTTTGGTTTTTCTGGTTGAGTTCTATAGATTCTTACCCAATTAGAATCATCATCTAAAAGACTAGAGACTGAACTTGAAAGATCTTTTTCAAGTTGATCTACTGCAGCAACATGTTTTGGATTTTTTTCATCATAATGCTTAAAAAAGTTATGGAGGTCGATTTTCATATATTTTAAAACTGCTAGGGATATTTATTAAAAAAGACCACCCCATTTGGAGTGGTCTAACTCAACTTATGAGTGAATTATCAGAACTTGAAGGTAGTCTGAATTACACCACCCCAGTTGGAGGAGTTTCCAGCAAGACGCTGGTTATCGCTACCATAGATGATAGCAGGAGTGATGCTGATGTTATCAGACACTTGGTACTTGTAGAAGACTTCAAGAAGAGTGGACTTCTCAAGGTTTTCGCCAGTAGGTGCCTGACCGATAGCAACACCAGCAGAATTACCCTTAGCAAATACATCTGCCCACTGGAGACCAGCAAACCAGGACTGACTGTTGGTAGCAGCACTTTCAGTACCACTTACAGTGTTCCAACCATAACCACCAGAGATTGAAGGTGCCCAACCAGATTGGGTGGGTTGCCAATATGCGTTGATAGCATAACCATTAGAGGTTTGACCAGGAACCAGAGTGCCAGAAGCACCGTTCAGACCGTTGTAAGTGCGAACACGAGTGCCTTCGGTGCCATAACGATAACCGAAAGCAGCACCCCAGTTAGTGCCACGATAACCGATTTGTGCCAGAGTATTCAGAGCACCAGTCTCATCAAACTCACCACGGGTGCTATCTTGACCTGCTTGTGCAACATAATTCACACCAGCAACAAGACCTTTCTTACCATACTGGACACCGAAACCAGCACCAGTTGCTTTGTTATAAACACCAGGAGTACCAGCAACAGCAAAGAAGTCAAGAATACCAGACTTGTATGCAGAAGGCATCCAAGCAATCTCAGTGTTACGAACCAGAGCACCAGCAGTCAGAGTTGCTTTGTTATTGAAAGCAGGGAACGAATAGTAGAGACGATCAATCACTACATTGTTACCAACTTCACTGGAAGTATCATCTGCTTTATCCAGTTTGAAAATTGAAGAACTAGAACCGAAGGGATTGCTACTAAAGTTAGCAGAACGCAGACGAGTACGAAGCAGATCCTTGCCAGTGAATGAAGTATCCAGGTTCAGACGGAGATCGTAGTTGAATGCGGTATGAGTTACATCACCACCTTTGGTCTGGTATTCATCAACACCACCAAGAACGAAGTTTGCTTCACCACGAAGTTTTGTAGTGGTGGAAAACTGGGTTGCTTCAAGTTCACCAACTTGTGCTTCCAGTTTTCCTACACGATTACGAAGCACAGCAAGTTCTTGCTCAAACTCATTAGCAAGACGCTTGAGTTCATCGGTAACTTCGGTCACACGATCCAGGCAAGCATTCAGAAGTGCTGCCGCTTCATAACGGGTCATTGCCTTACCACCACCAAAGGTGCCGTTAGGATAACCAGCAACGCAACCATAACGCTCTACAAGGTTGCTGAGTGCTTGATATGCCCAATCAGTAGGACGGACATCAGAAAATTGAGTGACACTTGTAACTTGCTCAGAAGAATATTGGTTGACCCCGTTCATATTAAGGTCTGCTGCCATCGCAGCAGGAGCAACCATTCCCAGAGCAACAGGTGCAAGCATCAGTTGTTGAAAGAATTTCATAGATTTGTTTTTTGTTTGTACTATAGGACAAAGATTAAGAATTACAACAGAATTCTTAAGTACTTATTTAGTTTAGTAGGGGGGTTTATTTTTGTCAAGTAAGTTCTATTTGGTACAGTTATCCGACCAAGGAGCACATAACCTGATCTCTCCACCAAGAGATTGACATTCATCAGTATAACACACAGAGGTATCAACTGGTTTTACCATATATCTTGGTGATGGAAGTTTAACAGTTCCATCATCGCCTGTCAAGCGTTCGTAATCTCGGATTGCTTTGTCCACTGTTCGCTTGACATCTCTATCCACTATACCATCATTTTTCTGGAGTTCTGGGATAAGAGGGGAATCTGGTTGATATGTTTGAAGATATTCGTAAATAATATCCCAGATGTGTTTTTCTTCTATTTTTATACACGAAGAAAGTGACCCTACTATTAAAGATAAAACTACAATAGTTGTAATAGATGCTTTCTTTTTACCAAAAGAAAAATTTAATTTCATGGAAGGGGGAGCATCAGTCCCCCTATTTATTCTATTGTATCAAACTTCTACCTTGATCAGTTTGGAAGCATAATCATGAGCATATGATGTACGAGCACCATGATGCCCCCAACCAATCCAACTATACGCATAGTCCATGTAACGATCGATAGACTTACCAGGAGTCTTCATTCTATTTTCGATTTGTTGCCACTGGACTTCATTTGTCAGATAACGAAGTTGCGTGTGAAGTGATGATGGTGAACCACCATACTTCTTAGCAAAATCACCCAATCCATAATATCTGTTGGCAGATGTCCATTGAATCAGTCCGTAACCGCCATTGCAGTTACTCCAACTGGTTCTGCTACCACCTTCACAAATGTTAGGAATAAAAGTAGATTCCTGTCGAATATTGCCCATGATGGTAGCAAGGGCGTTTCTGTCTTTAATACCACGATCCTGGAAAAATGCCAGGGTAGCATTCTCATGTTCATTACACCCTTTACAAATTAACCTTAACTCTTTTGGTTTTGGTGGTGCAACCTCGCGGATTGCTGTCGTCTCTGGTTCAAACTCTTTAATGATTGAATAAGGTTTTGTCTCCACTGGGGGAGGAGGACCTTGCAGTTTATAACTAGAGAATGGCAGTGTTGCCGTACTGGTTGTAACCGCTGCTAAAAGAGGCAGGGCTACTGTAAAGAAATTTTGCACTAAATTTAATTGAACTCTACATCCGTATAGGCAAAGGAGAAGTTCCTCTTTCTCAAGAGGCAGTGCCCACGGCTCTAATTGTCACGATCAAAGTCTTATAACAAAAAACCCACCTTTAAAAGTGGGTTAAAAACATTATAAGTTAATATTTATTACTTGTCAAATTACGGATTACCGACCTTTTAGATAAGTTAGAATATTTTCTGGAGTGCTTACTTCATAAGGATCTTCTTCAACATTATCATGCATTCCAAATTCTACAAAATCTTTTTCAAGTTTCATATCATTATATACTGCAGCATAACGCCAAGAACGAATACCAAATCCAAGATTTGATTTCATAACTGTCATACCAAGAGACCTAGTTAGATATGCATTTCCATCAGGAATTAATTTTACATTTTCAATTCCTTGATCTTTTGCCCAAGCATTCATTACAAATGGATCATTTACTGATACACAGTAAACTTCATCAATACCTTGACTGATAATTTCATTATATTCTTTTTCAAATCCAGGTAATTGAAATGAACTGCATGTTGGCGTAAATGCTCCAGGCAATCCAAAGATTACTACTCGCTTTTTGGAAAATAAATCATTTGTAGTTTTAGTTACAAACTCATTATTTTCACGAAATACAATTCGACAGGTAGAAATATATTCAGAAAGGTTAGTCATATTCACCAAACTCCAGGAATAATTTGACCAGTAGTAAGATAAGTGCCAACAGCGATAATGAAACCAAGCATCGCTAGACGACCGTTGAGGATCTCTGCCTCAGGTGTAAATCCAAATTTCATTTCGTTTCTCCTTTATTTTACTTTGGAATAGATAGATGTTTCACCATAATCACGGTGAATTTTGTAACCAACAACTGCTCCCTTAGTGTTCATAAGTGCAGGCATAAAGACAATTGTAAAAAATACTGCTGGTGCTCCAATAAACAGAGCAGCAACGATTACATAGTAAGTCAGCAGTTCAACTAGAGAGTGTTCCATTATAAGGGTGTTGTTGTTTGAGTTCAGGATTTGGTTGTGAAGGAACAACTGGGTTCCTTGATTTGTTTTTAATTACGATGAATGCATCGTTTTGATAAGTGACTGTTCCAAAAGGTTTTGCCCATTTTGGATTTGCGTTTGGACTAGTAGCAGTTCCTGTTACTGCTACTCCACCGATCTCAACAGAAAGTTCGTCATTGGCATCCCATCCAAGTTCTTGGAGGGCAATAGCAAATTGTCCTAACATTCCAGGAGTGCCCATAACGCGCTCCTCTGGTTCAAGGTTGCCAATCACAGATTTTCTTCCTGTTCAGTAAGGATAACACAATCGCTGGTAGGATAAGCAACGCAAGTAAGAATCCAACCTTCCGCTTGTTGCTCATCATCAAGGAACGATTGTTCTTCATTGTCAACTGTACCAGAAACTAGTTTACCAGCACATGCAGAACAAGCTCCAGCACGACAGGATGAAGGAAGGTCAATACCTGCTTCTTCTGCTGCTTCAAGAATGTACTGATCATCAGCACATTGAATTGTAGCTTCAGTACCACCAGGAGATTGGAGAGTAATGTTAAAAACTGTCATTAGTAGGTTTCGCAAATTTTTTCAACAGATGCTGCCAATAAAACTAAAAAGGCAACTGATGTCAGTGTAAATAAAAATGATGTCATTGTCAAGTCCTATGTCAGAAAATTCCAAAAAATAGTTTTCCAGTAAATGCGTAAGAAATAGCACCAGCAATGATTCCCATCATTGCCCAGCGACCATTGTACTTTTCCTTTACTTGATTGGGAGTATCCATACCGTAGTTTTCATAATACATTGCAGGTTCTTTAGCAAACATATTCATTTGCCCGAACTCGTTTTTTGTTACCGTCATTATCTTTTGTAAAGATTTACAACAACAGTATATATAACACTTTTAGATTTGTCAAGAGGTTTCTTGAGTTTGATTTGACGGATTTGTGATTCTACCTAGATAAGGATCATAATCCATTAAGAAACTAATATCGAATTTTGATCCTTGAGTTTCCCAAAAACCAAACTGCGCTTCATAATTTTTCTTATGAAATACATCTACATGTTCCGGATGAATAGATGATCCTAGTTCTGTTCTATAGAGAAGAAGTGGAATAGAATAAGTATTTCCAGAATTATACAAAAGATCATCTGCAACTGGACGAGGTTTCATTCCATTATCAAGTCTATACTTATCAACACCTTTAATGTGATGTTTGATAAGTTTTTCAGCATGATGTCGATTAATCAAATAACATGCTGTAGAGAAGTCATTTACAAACCTCTTATGAAGTCTAACATGGATATCTCCAGTACAAATAATAGCAATCTGAACAACATCCCAATCGTAAGGAATTCTTGAATAAAAATCATTCCAAGTAAAGTTCCAATATCTTACCAGATCCAAACTACAATCATCTTCCATAATGATTGCATAAGGACTATCAGATGTATCGTACCAGTGTTTGATTGCTTTTAAGTGTGATGTAATACATCCAATTTCACCAGAAGTAACGCTTGGAGGATATGTGCCTTTTAAGATGCTACCAAGGTCATCTTCTCTACCATCATATGCAGAGATACGAGTATAGTTTTGAATCTCCCAATATTTAAATTGATCTTCCATATATTGTTTTCTTTCCGGTTGACCGTCAAGATTTATATAATAGATTGGACCAATATTTCTTAGTTTGTAAGTAGATTTATTTTTATCCATTAATCTTTTTTAGTAATAAAGAAGTTTTAAGAAATGAACTAGGTGAATTGATAATAATATTCGTTCTTGATAAAATTGTCAAATCAATTAAAGAGTCAATAACACTTTCTTTAGTTCTTTCAACATTATCACACCAAGAAGAATTTTCATTTACTTTCTCAACATAATGATCTTTTTCTCTGATAATAACATTATCAAGTTGATTGAATTTTTGTTCGGTTGATTTGTCATCAGACAAGACAAAGAATTTATTTTCTTGTTGATTCTGAATCCATTTATATTCTCTATCAAATTTAGGAACAACTGTATCAAAATCAGTTGCTCTTAGATGAACTCCAATAGTAAATTCATCAATTTCATTTTCAACAATAAACTCATTTGACTTATCCAAATACAGAGACTTGAAAGGTATAGTTTTACCAGATTCGATTACCAAACTCTCATCCATCCAATCTGGAATCCAGTTATTATTATAAACATAATTTCCATCGTCCAATATAGGAAGACTTTCAATTCCAGAAAATGAATTAATATTATAATTCTTTTTTCCGACTACAAAATCTTGATGCATAATAAGGATGCAATCAGTAAAATTTTGTAGAGGTTCATCTATAACTGCGATTTCTTTATTGTCAAAGATTTCATCAAAAGATAACCTACATGCAGATGTATCTCTCCAATTTACAACTGGAATAAGATTGTAGTGATTAGATACTGCAAGACCACCTAGAAGAGTTCCATACCTATTTCCAAACCCACCATCACAATAAATGAATAGTTTGTTCATGTTACAGCAATTAATCTATCATCAGTTTTTTTGTGTAGATCTAGTTCAACAATATGCACTTCTCTATCAGGATAAAGACCTAGAATAAAATCACGAAGATCTGTAGCATTCTCTGCAGTTTGAACATCTTCACAAATATAAATTCCACCCTCATTTAGATATGGAAAATAATTCTCAAAGTTCTTCATTTGCTGAGTAAGTTGATGATTCGCATCATCAATAATAATATCAAAACTTAGATCTTGAAAATGCCCTTCAATAAGAGTTGGACTTTCGCAGTCAAAATTGAATAGAGTAATTCTTTGATGACTGTTTACATCTGCCATTACAGCATCACCATCAACAGGTTCAAACTGGTAATGCCACTGACCATCTTTCTGTGAGAAATCTTCTACTCCATAAATCTGAGAATTTTCAAAATACTTTTCCCACATCTTTAGAGAACCACCGAATAGAACTCCAATCTCAAGAACATTAAGTTCTTCAGTTCTACGATCAGAAAAAGTTTGCTCATACCAATCAATATATGAGTGTGCAGTTCCTTTATCAGTTTTAAACTGGGTATGAATATCAGTTAATTTCATATGATTCTCTCCATTGATCATAAAGTTCTTCATTTAAATATTGATCTACTTCTAGATCCATTGATGATTGATTTTGAACAGACATTACTCTTCGTTCAAAATTAGTCACAGGATCATCTTTAGTAGACCCATTACTCTTAAAGTGAACAGTGTAAGTTTCATCTGTCAATTCAGAATCAGCACATACTTCAAGTTCATTCAAATATCCAATATTAAGATCAGAACTTTCTCTAAGAATAGTGTTCATTGCTGGTGTTTCGTGAGGGAATGGTGTTCCATTCTCACCAAATTCTTTCATTTTATTAATCCACTTCTGAACAAAAATCTTTGACTTTTGTGGATTATTAAAGACTACAAAACTAGCAATCTCACTAATAAAGATTCCATCAGCACGAGTATGTCCACCAGTTTTCATAGTGGTTACTTGAATATCATACTCAGTATTAATGAGAGATTCAATATCTTTCATAACACAAACATCACTATCAATCATCACAACAGGATGATCAAAGTCAATCATATGAAATAGTTTATTCAAAGTTTGAGTTTTCATTTGAGTTGCTTTTACCCAACCTTCAGAATGAACTCCACTATATTCATCAGAACAGTCTGTATCTAAAATACTAATTTTATTTTTACTAGCAATAGATTTGCGATATTCACCGAGTCCACTATCTGCAACATAAATCCTATCAATATTTTTACAGTTTTTTAGAACTGAACTTGTGAAAATATCAAGGAAGGGATAATAAGACTTATTCGCTGTTGTAAAAATACTATACTTCATTTAACCACTTGAGCAACGATAATGTCATTAGGTACATGACCATTTTCATATGATACCTCATACTTATTATTAATGGCAAATACCCTTTCAACAATCTCTTCTTCAGAAATTTCCCATCCCCAGGTGCTCCCTTTATCACCAAAAAGACGACGATCATCAATTAGAAGAGTATTAGTTTTAGTTTTTAATTTAGAAATTTCTTCTAGTTCAAAAGGCAGAGGACATTTATATTGACCCTCTACATCTCCATCCCAGTGAGCATCTAACCAGAATGTAGTCTTACCACTAATCTTTTTTAGAACATCACCAAAAACCTCAAAGGTATCACCTTCAATAATAGTAACTCTACCTTCTTCGATTTCATTGGCAAATTTTTCTCTATTAAATTGCGCCTTTTCAGGATCAATCTCAATAGAATAGATCTTTTCAAATCCACACTCTAGTGCAACTTCAACTGCTTCTCCCCAGAGTGTACCAGTTTCCACAAAATTTTTGTTCTTATATTTACTAAGAACTTCTTTTGACAATGTAGTGCTCATTAAAATCCTCGCTTAATATCAGGTTCAAATGGATAGTTTGATGTAGTCAGGTATTCATGAAGAACTGACTTATATTTTGAATTCTTAAGTGTATGGTCTAACCATAAAAATTCTTGTACCACATATTTATCCAGATATGGGTAACGGGTTTCGATGCCATAAGATCCAGCAACATACTCTTCTTTTGCTAAGTATGAAACCATCGTGCTTCCATAGAAGGACGCCCAAGGGAAAATGGTAGACAAGTCTTCTGGAAATAATCCTCCAAAGTTACTATGAAGAAATTTCTTTTCTCCATTAAATCCATAATCAGAAAAGATTTCATCGGATCCAGAACCAGAAAGATAAACTTTTTTACCTTCTTTTCTAGCAGTATCACAGATCATAGACAATCCACAAGAACCATTATCGTCCTGAAGTCGTCTATCAAACTCATTATAATCGCTACTTGAAGAATAGATACGATATTTAAATTCTTCTACATTACGGTTGATGTAGTCACGATATTGCCAAC